CAAGGGCTGGCCTAGCGCCGCCGCAAGACGCAAAGACCACGCCTACGACAAGTCCCACTGCATAGTCGAGGGTTCGTGGGAAGATGAAGCCATAGACGCAGCGGCCAAGCGCCGCGCACGCCGCTAGTATGGCGCGGCTGCCGCGTCCGTCGGCGCTCCTCCTGTTCCAGGCAGAGCTTGAGGCGCTTGTGCATCGGTTCTCTCACGACGTTGGCCCGCGCAACGAGTCCGGCGTACCGTCTGAGGGCCAGCTCCTCGACAGTTGGATTCTTTGTACCGCATGGGTAGACGAGGACGGCGACTGGACCTACACCCGGCTGACCAGCCCGCGCATGGCTCCGCACGTCCGCACTGGGCTACTTGAGATGGAATACGACGAGGAGGAATAGATGGCACGACTCACACCCGCTCAGCGCAAGGCGCTCCCTAAGTCTAAGTACGCGCTCCCACAGAACAAGGGGACCAAGAAGCCCGCGTTCCCGATCCCGGACCAGGCTCACGCCGAGGCCGCCGATATGCTCGTCAAGGCGGCACTCAAGAAGGGTTCGATCACGCCTGCACAGGCGGCGACAGTTAGGCGCAAGGCTGCCGCAGTGCTCAAGAGGACTGACAAGACCAAGCAGGGACGCCCACGCCGCGCTCTCAAAAAGTGACTCGTGCGCTCAAGAAGATCGCTGAGTCGGACGGCTTAGCTCCCTTAGCGCCAGGGGACTACGAAGCCCAGTCGATCGCTGAGCGCCGCCAAGAGGCGTTCTATCTCGTGAGCACCGGCCACCGCGTGCAAGAGGTCGCCCGCATGATGGGCGTCAAGGCGTCCGCTATCGAGGTCTGGCTCGAGACCGAAGCCGAGATCCGGTTCCGTCGGGCTGACAACCGCGAGGCTATCCTCGAGCGCGTCGCCGGCACAATGGAGGCGATCATCGACGCATCCTGGGAGGGTTGGCGCTCCATGCAAGGCTCGACCTCACTCGCTGGGCCGAACTACCTACGCACGGCGCTAGACGCATCCCGGGAGCTTGCACGCCTGCGCGGTCTAAACGACGCCACCGAGCGCGTATCCAAGACCGTGAGTGTGGTCGTGAACATCGGCAAGGAGATAAACACCATCGATGCCGAGGAGGACGGCCCCGACGACCTACCGCTAGCTGAGCTAACATGAGAAAGCTCGACCCGCTCAACACCGGCAACAAACAGCGCACCCAATCGGTCAACTTTGAGATAAACCTGTTCCTCCACCCTGCTCAGGAGCGCATAGTCGCGTCCAAAGCCAGGTTTAAGGTGATCGCAGCAGGCCGGCGATTTGGCAAGACGATGCTATCTGGCGCTCTGGCTACCATCCAAGCGCTGAGCGAGCCGGACCAGGTGGTCTGGTGGGTGGCCCCGTCCCACCAACAGGCGCGTATCGCGTTCAAGATCGTCCGCAAGTTCATCCCCGAGGAGTACCGCACGGTGAACAACACCCTCGGAGAGATTTACCTGGTCAACGGCTCAACGATAGCGGTGAAGTCAGGGGACCGCTACGACAACCTACGCGGCGAGGGGCTAGACATGGTCGTGGTGGACGAGGCTGCGTTCCTGCATGAGAAGGCATGGACCGAAGCACTGCGCCCGGCGCTGGCTGACAAGAACGGCTCGGCCATTCTCATCTCCACCTTCGACGGTGAAAACTGGTTCTACGACCTGCAAAACTTCGCAATGGACCCCGACAACACCGAGTGGGAGGGCTGGCGGTTCACCACCGCCGACAACCCGTTCGTGCCTGCGTCCGAGATTGAGCAGCTACGGCGCACCATGAGCCACGAGTCCTTTATGCAAGAGATTATGTGCGTGCCAAACGTCTACGTGGGTGCGGTGTTCGACGGTGAGCTGCTCGCCAAGTCAGTCGATCGCGGCGCTACCTTCGAGCCTGGCGGCTTAGGAATCGTGGAGGCCGGCCTCGACTGGGGCTGGAACTACACCGCCTTCGAGGTCTGCCACGAGGGGACCGACGGCACGGTTTCGTGGTTCTTTGAGCGCGTCTACCGCAACATGGAGTTGAACGCCCGCTGCCGTGAGATAGCGCAGTTCTGCCGCGAGTTTGACGTGCGTACCGTCTACGCGGACGCCGCAGGCGCATCGGAGAACGTCACGCTTGCGCGGATCATGGAGCGAGAGGGTGCCGACACCTACGTGCAGCCGGTGCCGTTCAACCTGTTCAAGCAGCCTGGCATCGACACACGCCGGTTCTACCTCCAACAGGGGCGCGAGCGCATGGGCTTTGGCGTGCCCCAGCTCATACGGGATTCCAAGCTTTACAGCTTCGATGAGTCCGGCAAGCCACGCAAGACCAGCGACCACACCGTTGACGCTGCCACCGCGTTCTACGCATCCCGGAGCGACGTGCTCGGGACCGACTTCGGAGAGGGTGACTAAGCAGTGACCGATTTTCAACAGCTCCAGGCCAAGTGGGTGAAGCTCCAGAACTGGCCCCCTTACGAGGTCAAGGACGACTGGGCTAAGGTCAAGACCTTGCGGCGCTACTACGAGAGTGACCGCCAGGAGATGCTCATCGCCAACCCCAACCTATCCGTGAGCCCTCACAGGGTCGAGATATTCGTCCCGGTGCCGTGGGCGCGTGAGATATGCCGGTTCTCATCGAGCCTTTTGTTCCCTCAGGCACCGCGTGTACTGTTCAAGGACGAGGAGGCAGTGCACGAACTGGTGCGTGCCAACGATCTAGGCAGCTTCGTGATCGAGGGCGGCGTTTTGGCCGCCGTGGAGGGACGCATCGGCATCCGCGTCCTGCGCGACCCAGCCGTTAGTGACCTGCCGTTGCTCACGCTAGTCCAGGGCGACCAGATTATCTGGCACCGCCGGCATAAGCGATTCACCATCGGCGGCATCGTCGTGATCGAGCGCACCCAGCAGGAGAACCAGCGCGAGTCGATCTACCGGCTGCTTGAGAATCACACCCCAGGGCTAGTTGAGCGCGTCCTATACTTAGGGGAGGTGGGTCGCCTAGGCAACCCAGTGCCCTTCGACCGTCTCCCTGAGTTTGCTCATCTGGAAGCCGTTGAGCACACTGGCTTATCTACGGCGACCCTCCTGCCCTGGGACAACGTGCCCGGAGGTGAGTCGGACCTTATGGCGCTGCGTAGCCTGCTCGACACCTACAACGAGGGCGAGAGCCTCCTGCTCGACCGGGCGCGCAAGGCGATACCCCGCGTGTTCGTTGACCGCTCGCTAGCCGACGACACCGGACGGCTAACCATCGACGGCTATATCCTCACTGGCGGCTCGCGCATGAGAACTCCGCTCGGAACCACCGCTGGTACACTCGTCAACGTGGTTGAGCCCGCCTTCGCCGCTAAGGAGCACATCGAGTGGATGGACCACTTGGCGCAGCTCCTAGTCACAGTCGCCGGCTACGCGCCGAGCACCTGGGGAATCCAGGGACATACCGCCAACGTGAGCCGTGTGGTGTCGGGTTACGCGCTCAAGCTAACGCAGATGAGGACGTTGCTCAACCGGTCGGCAAAGGAGCATATGGCGCTCCAGGCCCTCGGATGGGCTATCGCGGTCGCACTTGCGTGGCAGAGTGGGTCGCTCGACACCAAAGCCTTCTTGCCAACGATCGAGCTAGGCGACGGCCTACCATCGGACGCCCTCGACGGTGCTCAGGAGATTCTGTTCTTGAAGCAGGCGCAGGCGGCGTCCGCGGAGACCCTGGTTAGGACGATTCACCCACTCTGGAGTCCCGAGGAGGTCAAGGCCGAAGTGGAATTGATCCAAAATGAGATCGCGTTCACCGCGCAGCAGACAGCCAACGGGAAGGCCGGCATAGGGCCGACCCCGTTCAACGCCGGCGATATTTGGGCGCTCACGCCACGCAGTCCGGCAGGGGCAGGCGGTAACGCCGGAGCAGCCACGGTAGACGGCCCATGAACCAGCCAGCGCAGCTTGACACCAAGCAGCGCCAACAGCAGTTTGAACGCAGCGTCATCTCGATCTTGGCTAGCGGCGCGGCCGCCGAGTTTATGATCGCGTCGTTGCTGTTCCTGGTTGGCGGCATGTCGCTCGGCATGACCGACACCGAAGAACTCGAGTGGGCGACCCTCGTAGCGAAGCCGATCCCGACCTACGGTGCATCGGACTGGCACGGTATGTTAAGGCAGGAGCGCCTGCTTGCCCTGGCGTACCGTGCCCAGTATGCAGAGGCGTCCCTAGCCCGGCTATGGGTCGCCTCTCAGCTCTCAACCTTCCCTCACGCGCTCGCACTCGAGCGTGGCTACTTCGAGAAGCACCTGTACGCGGAATGGAACCGGCTGCGCTGTGCGGCCGCTCAGGATGCAGTTACGCCGCACCTAGCCGACGGCGGCTTGCTCAGCTGGCACGCGGTGATGGACAGCCGCACAACGCCTGAGTGTCGAGAAGCCAACGGTAAGAACTTCCCCGCTGACCAGATGCCAGTCATCGGCTGGCCTGGAGCCGTCCATCCGTTCTGCCGGTGCTCGGCTGGCAAACCCATCCCCGGCGCGCCTCTCCTGCCGTGCGTCTAAGTTAGTCCTGGCCTTGCGCTGCGATACTCTGTGGCTACCGAACTTCTCGGGTAATAGGAGGGACAGAAAACATGACCATGACCGCACCCGCAGGCGGTACGCAGGAGCCTATTACGCCTCCCGCAGCCGCTCCGCCAACCAACGACGCCGGCCCATCGTTTACCCAGGAGGATTTGAGCGCAATCGCCGCTAAAACCCGAGAGGAAGGACGCAAGGCCGAGGCTGCCAGGATACTCAAGGAACTCGGAGTCGAGAACCTAGAGGACGCCAAAGCTGCCCTCGAGGCGAAGAAGGCAGCGGACGACGCAGCAAAGACCGAGGCACAGCGCCTTAGCGATGCGTTAGCAGCCCAGCAGGCTGAGAACGAGCGCATCAAGTCGGAGCTAGTCGCAACGAAGGTGACAACCGCGCTCGATAGCGCGCTTCGGGACGCCAAGATCAACCCCGCACGACTCGCGCAAGCAGTTAAACTTGCCGACTTGAGCGGTGTGCAGGTCAAGGACGGTGCCGTGGCAGGGCTAGACGGTGTGGTCGCTCAGCTCAGGGGTGTGGCTCCAGAGTGGTTTACCGGCCAGACAGCGGCCCCGGACGCCGGCGTAACGTCGGGGACACCGGACTACCGCACAGCCTCGCCGGAGGAAGTGCAAAAAGCGCTCAGACGCTACAACTTGAAGTAGGTACTAAATGTCGTTCTACGAAAACCTCCCAGCGGCACTCCAGGAGATCGTTCAAAACGGTTTGCTGACCCGCGCCTTCGAGGACGCACTGGTCCCCCTTTTCCTGTTCGACAACCTCGCGGAGATTCGCGAGTGGGGCGGGCAAATGGGTTCGCAGGCGATCTTCACACGCAACGGCCTTATGGACCCGGTGCCTAACCCCGTAACCGGATCGGACGCACCTCAGGGTACATACGGCTTTGAGCAGTTCAGCCTGTTCATGGACCAGTACGGTAACTCGATCGACACCAACATGGCGATCAGCGCCGAAGCTCTGGCCTCCAAGTTCTTGAAGGACAACAAGGTGCTCGGCACCAACGCCGCTCAGACGCTTAACCGCATCGCACGCGGCGCGCTGTACGGGGCCTACGCAGGCGGGCGCACCTACGCGACCGCAGCTAGCACGACCTCAGTTGACCTCGTGGTGAACGACGTGGCCGGGTTCAGCTATGCGCCGGTCACTTTGCCAAGCCAGACTGGGAACACCGAGGGGATCAACGCCGCTAGTGTTCCTCAGCTCCAGCCTGTTAGCGCGGCGAACCCGCTTAGCGTCACCGTCAATGGCGTCGCCAACACGGTAACCGGCGTGGACGTGTCCACTAGCACGCTTGTGCTTGGCACGGCCGTCAGCGCGGCTATCGGCTGGGACGTGGTTGCGTCTAACGCGCCAGTGTCCTACCGTCCGGGCGCAGCCGTAACCGGCAACGACCTGACCTCATCGAGCATCGCGACGCTATCTCTGTTCCAGAACGCGGTCACGCGCTTGCGCTCGATGAACGTCCCGATGATTAACGGGGCTTATGTAGCTCACGTCCATCCTCAGACGTTTAACGAGCTGTTCCAGGACCAAAACTTCTTGCTCGCTTACCGCGGCCAGGCCGAGAGTCCTGTGTACAAGAACTTGGCTGTTGGCTCAGAGGGACGCTTCGCCGGCATCGACTGGGTGATGGACACCGAGGTGCCGTACTACACGAACGTGGCCGGCTTGACCGTCTACCAGCCCATCGTGGCCGGTGACGAGTGCCTTATCAAGGGGCCGTTCTCAGAGATGGGATCGCTGGTCAATGCAGTCAACGCAGGCTCGACTGTCCAGATTGAGATGCTCAATGGCGTGGCCCGCATCCTGCGCGCTCCGCTCGACCGGTTCGGCCAAGTGCTCAGCTCCACCTGGAGCTGGATTGGCGGCTACTCGGTTGGCACTGATATGCTCACCGGAGATGCGGCAGCCTTCAAGCGTGCCGTCCTCGTTGAGCACGTATAAGGAGAGAAGTGGCTGACACCGACAAGGTTGAGGAGGGAGCGGCTGCGGCTGCTCCCTCCAAGGCCAAGCAAACGAAAGAATCGCAACCCCGCTACTTCGCCGCCTCCCGGTTCGTGGGTGTGGCTGAGAACGGGCTTCATGCCTTCGAGGAGGGCGAGGAGATAGTCGCCCGCCTGGGCGAATACTTCCACAAAACAGGGGCACCAGTCAACAAGGAGGAGTAAGTGTCCGCTTACGCGCCACAGCCGGCGATCGCCAACGTGCCGGTCCCGAGCAACGCGCCGATCCTCTACGCAGACTCGGCTACCCTGCTTGCGTCGTTGGCTAACTACGGGATAACCTCGATAGCCTCGATCCCGGAGGGACTAATCCAAGCTGCCTCTATGGCGGTCGATCAGGAGGGGCCGTTCCAGGGCGTCATGCTCGACCCTCAGCAAGACCGCCAGTGGCCGCGTACCTTCAAGTACGGCTGGCCCAACATCATCGCCGCGTCGAGCGCGATCCTAGTAAGCGTGGCCTACCCGGGCGCTTGGTACCTAGACTACGAGGCCGTCGTGCCTCAGCAAATCGTTGACTGGGTGGCACTCAAGTGCTACCAGTATCTTACGCTCCCGTTCGATCGGCAGATCACGAGCGAGAGTGTTACCGGAGCGTCAGTCAAGTATGCCCCCTGGACTGGCGCACCCAACACCGCGCCGGCCATGCTTGACGAGATTATGAACAGCCTTATTAGCCCGTTCCAGCTCAGAGAGGGACACCAGGCGATCTTCCCGAACTACGGGTCGGTGTAAGTGAACATAAGCCGCTTCCTCACAATGGCGGCCTCGTATGCGGCCTTCACCGGCACAGACGACCGCGACACCTACCTCTACGCCATGCCTACGACCATCCCGGCACGCATCATCCAAAAGACAAAGACGGTGACTACCAAAGAAGGCGAGGTCACCACCGCTAGCTGGACGGTAATCACAACCCAGCCGGTCAACCTAAACGACACCATCGACGGCAACGTGGTTATTTCAGTTACCGAGATGGTCGATTACCGTGGCAACACGGTTGGCTACCAGGCGTTGACGCAATGAGCGACACCTTTTTCGAGCGCATGGACCTACTCCGCACGCTTGTGCCGGCTAAGGGGATCGAGGGCTACGTCGAGGTCAATCAGGTTTATGCCCGCTACCAGGACGGCTGGGGAGACCCCGATATGCCGGGCGGCACGGTCACGACGCCTACCCAAATGTCACATAGCCAACCCGGCGTCAAGAATCCGGTCGGCAAGCTGGGCTCCGAGTTCGATCACCCTATGGGCGGTGAGGCTGGCTACCTCACACAGACGCTCACCCGGCGCTCGCCGGAGTACGTCGATATGCTTTGCAAGGCCATAGACGAGACCACGCCGTTCAAAGACGTGGCTGTCAAGATCGTTGAGGACTTAGCATCAGCCGTCTTTGAGCTGGCACCGATCGAGTTTTGGGTATTACGCATGAGTGCTCACCCGGTCGTCAAGGTGGACGACATAATCGAGTACGACCGACCCCCGCTCATGCCTCGGCTCAGCCAGGAGGAGCTAGACGCGATGCGTCCTAACAAGATCGGCATGGAGTCCACACCACACGGCCCGCGCAAAATCTCGGCCAGCGCGGCCGGGCAGGCAGTCACCAAGAAGGCCAAGGGGCTTTAGATGTTCGCGATGCAAGACATAGCCACCTACCTTACGGCCAACGGCTTCACCAACGTGTTTATGAACCGGATGCCGGACTCCCCGAACGCTGCTATCGCGTTCACGAACCTCGGTGGTACCTCCACCGTCAAGCTCGATGCCTTCGAGACCTCGCATGTGGCCTTCCGAATCAGGGATACCACCGATGCGAAGGCCGAGGCCACAGCCAGGTCGCTGCACAGTCTCTTCGCTGCCTCCCCTAGCAGCGTAATGATGGGCGCGACCTGGGTCGTCGCCGTTGACGCACCCAACGGCTCACCCAGCTACGTCAACACCGACGTTAAGCGGCGTGCCATGTACCTCGGCACCTATATCCTCACCACGGCTATACCTCCTAGCTTCGTCGCGCCCTAAGTTACTAGTGCTCAGGCGTGCTGATACGCTAGCGCAATGGCAGACGAGCTTATCCCGACGACCGAGGAGCCGAGCGAACCGGCGACCGTGCAGGAGCCTTCCTTCGCATCCTTGGGTCAAGGGGTAGTACCGGCCGACGATGTAAGACTGCGCGTGGCGTGGCCTCTCTCGTCGTTCGACTCGCGAGTTGCTGGCGCACCTATCATTACCCGCTCATGGACCCTCGTTCCGGCGTCGCTTGCACCGCAGGTGATCGCCGTAGCCCGTGCTAACAGCGTCACCTTGGAGGACTAACAAATGGCTACCCCAGTCTACGGCACACCCACCAACGTCATAGTTGGCGTTGCTCAGCTCTTCATCGCGCCTGCGGGCACCCCGATGATTTCTCTCGGCACTGCCCAGGGGGCACCCTGGGGATCGCCGTGGGTTGCATCCGGCTTTACGGAGACCGGTGTAACCTTTAACGTCGATGTGAAGTCAAATATGATAATGGTCGAGGAACAGGTGACCCCGGTCGCCGTGACTGTGACTAGCACTGACGTAACCATCGACGTGACCTTTGCGGAAGATACCCTGGTCTCGATGCAGCAAGCCTATGGCGGCGGCGTCATTACCTCCACGGCCGCGGACACCACCAGCACGCCAACCGTAGACGCTTACTCGACTCTGACCCTCTCGGATAGCCTTGAGCAGGTTGCTCTTGGCTTCGAGGCGGTCAACGCGCATGGCCTGTGGCGGCGCGTCTATATCCCCAGCGTCATCTCGGGCGGCAAGGTCAAGACCGACTACCTGCGTGCCAAGTCGCCTCGCACCTACCCAGCGACCTTTACTGCAATTTGTGACCCGACCTTAATTCAAATCTTTGAAGCCACTGCGGCCGGCTAAGGGTAGTCTGAGAGGATGAGCAAATTCAGTGCAGACAGACTCGAAGGACTTGACTACGACTTCACCGGCATACCGGCGAACGACGGCGGTATGTGTACAGGCAAGGGCTACGTTCCTGAGCCGACCAAAGCTCGGGAGCAGGCGTTCCGCGCTCTGGCGGTCAAGGTCGGCAAGATCGCTGAGCTGCCACCGGAGAAGCAGGCCGCGGCCTACGCCAAAGACCCTGAGCTGGGCGACGAAGCTATGCTCACTGCGCTTGCGGACTTTTGCGGCGGTCACCCCTCCAAGGAGGAACTCGCCCAGCTACCTCCCCGTGCTTTGCTTGCGTTCTCGCAGTGGATTTCTACCGAGGTGTTCAACCCAAAAGACTCTACGACCTCACCGAGGCGGTAGCCGGCCCCTTCGAGGAACGGATGCAGGACTACCTGCTTATGAGCAGGCTGCATCTGAGCTACCACGAAGTGCGCGAGGTCGTTCCCATCTGGCAGCGCCAGGCATGGCTAGAGTGCATTGCTTACGAGTTGTCCGAGGGACAAACCACCCCGCAAGACTTGAGCGAAGCAAGCTCAGGTTCGCTGGCAGATATGGGGTTCTCGGTGATTAGGCGAGAGGAGTAGGCCGTGGGCTTTAATGCTGGCTCTCTTACCGCCTACCTGATCCTCGACACCAGCCAGTTTGACGAGGCGCTGGCCGCAGCGGAGGCGGCTGCCGAGGCGTTCCCCAAGGAGATTCGCACAGCGATCGTTGCCGACACCGAGGGGGCCGACGCCGCCGTAGCCGAGACCGCTGCGGCGATGGACGCGCTCGACCACCAGACTGCCGAGCCGACGGTTGCCCTGGACGCCGCGCCGTTCATGGCCGAGGCCGCAGCCGTCGAGGCTGAGAAGGCCGCGCTCGAGGAGCCGGTCGATATTGCGGTTCGCATGGACCCGAAGGCGTCGGAGGGAGAAGCCCTCGCGCTAGGTGAGTCTGTTGGCCGCGCCATATCAACTGGCGTGGCGCGTGGGATCACCGGCACCTCGGGAGGCAGCTCACGCAGCGTCTCGAGTGGCAGCATCGGTGGAAGCGCCGGCTCACTAGGAAGCGGGGGCGTGAACCCCGGAGGCCTCGAGCAGAACGTAATACGGCAAATGATCGGCATGGGCGAAACAGCCTCGTCCATCCGCTCCGCACTCACAAACATGGCCTTAGACCCAGCACTGTTAGCCGACGTGATCGCCAATGACCCGGCAATAGCCGGTGCTCTAATGGCAAACGAGCGCGCTCTAGCGGCTGGTGTCCGGGACGGCTCCTTAGCCATAGCCAAGCAGTTCGTGCTAGGAGGCGAGCAAGACCTCAACGTGGTGGCCGCAGGGCTGCAGGGAGTAATAGGGGGGTCGTTCCGGGACGCACTCTCGATCGCCAAGCTGGCACCAGGCGCGATCGCCGCCGACGCCGCTGCCGCAGCTCTAGCTGCTGCACAAGCCGAAGCGTTGAACGCTGAGCTAGACGCGGCACGCGCCGAGGGTGCCAGAATCTTCGCTGCTATCGCCGCAGCCGACTCCGCACGCGCTCTAGCCTCCAGTGGGCTGAGCCTCCCGTTTGCGCCGTTAGCCGGTGGAGCGCTAGGCGAAGCGGACCCGCTCGGCTGGGCGCGATCCGTGCCTATGGGCGCCCTCGGATCCGGGTGGGTGCCGCGGGCAATAGGTGCAGGCATGCCGGCGCTCAACCCTGGTGGGCTGCCAATGGGCGAACTGGGGCCTGCTCCGAGTGCAATCCCGCTCGGGATGCGCTCGATCGGGCCGATCCCGCAGGGTCCGATCGGCTCAAGCATGAGCACTGCGATGGACCTCTACGAGTACGCGCACCTGGGCGAGATAATCGACGCCACGGCTACGGAACACGGCGCAGCCGGAGGCGGTGGGGGCGCGTTCAGCGGCTTGTCGTGGCTATTCGGGCGCGGAAGCTCAGGAGGAGGGCTCCTAGGGGGCATCGGCGCGAAGGCGAGCACCTTTTTCGGCGGTGCTCCGAACGGCTCTCCCGGGTTCCTGGGCGGCTTGTTCAGCGCCGGGGCCGGAGGCTGGCGCAACCTCGGCGGCTTCCGTCAGATGCTTACCAATCAGCCCATCCCTGCAGGCAGCCTGGCGGGCAAGTGGGCCAAGTTCTTATCCGGCAAGTTCGCCAAAGACAACCTGCTCAACAACAACATTCTGCCTAAGAGCTGGGCTACCGGGATCGGCAAAATGGGGGCGCTCCCGCTGGCCGGCCTCCTCGGGGGACTCTCAGGCGTCGGGCCGGTCATCGCCGGCGCTGGCCTGGCCGCAGTTGGTGGTCTGGCCGCAGGCTCAGCTATCGCCGGCGCAGGTTCGCTCGGCTTTGCGTTGCTAGCCAAGAACGCCTACACCAACTTCTCCACCGCAGCCGAGGGACAACAGCAGTTGCAGGCACTTGGGAAGAAATATGGGAAGAACAGCTCGATCTACCAAATGGCCGCGCAACAGTACGCCACGCAGACGGCGACGATGCCGGCTATCGCGGTCAGCACAGCCGCGCAGGCGGTCCCGATTCTCAACCAACTCTCCGTCGCCTTTGACAAGCTCTCGACGCCTATCTACGGGGTGTTCCTCAACTTCATCCGTGGCCTCAACGCTGCGCTCCCCGTGTTGCTCCCGTTCTTGCAGGTCGGCATCCATGCTTGGACCGGCTTCCTCAACGCAATCTCGGCGGGTATGAGCAGCAAGGGCTTCGCAATCTTTATGAAGTCGATGACCGCCTTCGAGGGGCCGCTCATGGGGTCGATCGCCGGCATAATCAGCAACCTGGCTCATGCGTTCGCGAGCTTCGTACTTCTGTTCGCGCCGGTCGGAGTCAAGCTATTCAAAGACCTCGATAACTGGACGCTCTCGTTCGCCAACTTTATGAAAACGGTCAAGTTCGGCCCCGGCTTTATTAAGGCAATGACCACGGTTGGCCACACGCTCGGCCTAGTAGCCGGGGCGGTTTGGGCCTTCATCGACAAGGTGGGCAAGGCTAGCACTCCTATCGGCTTTGTCATCCTCCACTTCATAAACACGCTCGCCACCTATGTCAAGCAGTTCTTTACGGTGTTGCCGAGCAACTACGCAACGTTGCTCGCGGGCCTGGCGCTCGGCCTGATAGCTATATCCAAGATCGGCTACGGCGGCTCCGCACTCCTGCTCGTTCTCCTGGGGCTGGGCGAGCTAATGAAGACCCTCAAGATCAACATTACGCCGACCGAGGCCAAGGTTATCACCGGCATAGCAGTGGCCCTCACCGGCCTCTACCTAGCCGCCAAGCTAGCTGCCTCCATGTCGCTCGGCATCGCTATCTTTAGCAAGGTTCTCGCCGGGACCGCGCTTAGTGCCACCGAGTCCGGGAGTGGCTTCGCTCTCATGGCGAAGATGTATCAGATCGCGTCGCGAGGCGTGACGGCAGCCTTTGGCCTTATGGGGGGTGCCTATCGCGCCTTCGTGGTGCTACTCGATACGATGGGCCTGGCTGAGTATGCCAACCCGATCTTGGCTATCCTAGGGCTGCTCGCGTTAGCCGCCATAATGCTCATCACCCACTGGAGCCGAGTCGGCCCGAACATCGAGTCGATTTGGAAGGACATAATCCACTGGTTCGACAACGGCGTGAACTTGCTGACCCCGATCATTAACTTGGTAATCGAGAACATAAACGGGCTAATAGGCGCGTTCGATACCGTTTCCAAGCTGGTCGGCGGCCCTATCATCGGCAAGATCCCGTTGCTCAACGGCCACCTCAACCAGGTCCACCAGCCAACGGTGAGCCACGGAGCAGGTTTCGGGCCAACTGACCCCTACCTCAGCTCCGGGAAGGGTGCCTACGGACCTAAGTATGTCAACGTCACGATCAACCACACCGGGGGTAGCTCAGCCGACGTCCACAAGGCCGTCGCTAGCATCCTCCCTCACATAGCAAGGGCAATGGGTTAATGCTTACGACATGTCTAGCCTGCGGTCAAGAACTGGCCGTCTTTATCGGAGACCCGGACTGTGCGCCGTGGCTATGCAACACTGACCGGCTAGCGTTCTGGTCGTGTGAGCTTGCACCCGAAGCACGCGCAGCCTACCGGCCGGCGCATCGCGACTGGGGACACAAGCCGGTCAAGGTTGGCGGCGTGCCGCTTGAGCAAGCGCGCCTAGTCGAGCTAGTGGCGGCACGAATACGCAACACGTCCCTGCATCCCCACGCGCTCAAGCTCGTACCGACGACTCGCCTCCACACACTCAACAGGTCCAGGTACTCGCCCTCCATGCAGGCTGCTGTGGCGACCGAACTGACGATACGCCAGAACGCGGTGGCCGGAGCGGCGTCGTGACCTGGCCGGTCGTAGCAACTATCGGAGTCCAATCCAACCCGCTTGGGGTCGCCTACGGTAACGGCTATTTTGTAGTCGGCAATTACGGCAGCAACAGCATAGCCGTCATCACCGAGAGCACCCTTGCGGCCCCCCAAATCATCGGGACTGGGAACGCGCCCTATGGGGTGGGGTACGGGGACGGGTACTTTGTCGTGGCGCTGTGGGGGGCAGCGGCGGCGCAAGCATTTGACGCCACCACTCTCGCGTCCGTAGCCACCGTCTCCACCGGGACGGACCCCGTCGGCGTGGCCTATGGGAGCGGCTACTTCATGGTCTCTAACCACGGGAGCAACAATGTGTCCGTACTCGACCCGAGCACCTGGGCGGTCACACAAACTATTGCGGTGGCCGCCGCGCCCTATGGCGTGGCCTACGGCAACGGTTACTTCGCGGTCGCGGTCGGCGGCAACAACACAGTCGCAATAATTGACGCAAGCACTTGGGCGGTCACACAAACCATCGCGGTCGGGAGCGCCCCCCAAAGCGTCGCCTATAACAACGGCTACTTCGCGGTGACCAACCAGAACGGGAACACTGTCTCCATCATAGACAGCAGCACTTGGGCCGTCACCGAGACTATTACCGTGGGCTCCAGCCCTTGGGGGGTGGCTGCGGCCAACGGATACTTGGTGGTCGCGAACCGGGGAGGTGGGACTGCATCTGTAATCGACACAAGTAGTTGGACCGTCACCCAGACCATTACCGTGGGAACTGCCCCTACAGCCGTTACGTTCGGGGGAGGGTACTTTGCGGTCTGCAACGACAATAGCGGCAACGCTTCGATCATCCAGGCCGGGTCGCCGCCCGCAGCCCCCACCCTCCAAAACCCCACCAACGGCTCCTACGTAGACGCAACCAACGGAGTCTCCTTCTCAGCCCAGTACAACTCGACGGACTCAGCGAACGCGAACGCACGCGCGATGAGACTAAAACTCGCCACTGCTTCTGCATACTCCTATTACTCAACCTCAGCCGGTGCCTTCCAGTCGACAATCGTCTGGAACGCTGTCAACATTGCTCCGGGTTCCTCTGCTCAGTTCGGACCGATTGATTCCTTGACAAACCAAGGCGCTACCAACTGGTCAATGGCAGACCAGGAATCTTTAGCTAACCTTCAAGGCCCCTTCGCCACCGACTTCACGGTGAACCTCCAGCAAGCGCCGCAACTAACGATCAACTTTCCCACTGGCACCGAGGCCGGCTCCAACTCGCCACCGCTGGAGTACACCGCCACGCCGGCAAGCGGGGCCTCGATCGTCGGGGGTCAGTTCTTGATCTACCCGATCGCGACCACACAGGCGTCCGGCTTCGCTATCGCTATCCCTGGGACCATCCCGAGCGGGGCGGTCAGCAACGTGACGTGGAGCAACAACCCGCAGACCGTCGAGATGCAATCAGGCGTGATTCTCACTCAAGGCCAGACCTACGTTTGCTACGCAGCCGTGCAGGAAACGGGACCGGAGTGGTCGCCCACCGTCAGCTCCACCTTCACCATCAACCTCGACCAGCCAGCCGCGCCCTCCGTCGCCGTCAGCCAGGTCAAGACGCCAGCCGGCAGCTCGACCGCCTCGATCGTCGTCACCGGCAACGACAACTTGCTCAGCGCCTCGGACGCATCCTTCGAGAGTAGCATCGGCACCTGGTTTGGGGTCAACGCAGACCTAGCCCAGGGCCAGACTGGGGTGAAGGATGGCGCGTACTCACTAGCCGTACAGGGGGTGGCCGCAGGGGCCGCCAGCGCACAATCAGCGGGCTACGACGTTGTGCCCGGCAACACCTACTCGGTCATGGGCCTATGGACGGCGGCGAGCGGCGCATCCGACGCCACTCTCAACCTCGTGTGGCTTGACAGCTCAGGCAGCTCAATCTCCCAAGACTCCAGTCTCACCCTCGCACCCTCGTCCTCAGGTATCCAATTCTACTCAAGTGGGGTCGCCCCATCGAACGCGGTGAGCGCACGACCGCAGCTCTACATCAGCGCCATAGCCACGCCCCAGGTCGCACCTCCCGGCAACCCAGCCATAAGCACGTCCACCACCGGGGGGAACATAGCCGCCTCGGTCACCCGGTACTACGTGGTCACCGCCGTGGACTCCTATGGCGAGACAGTAGCTAGCGCCGAGGTGTCCATCGAGACCGGCACCACCACGGCGACTAACTCCAACGTTCTCACCTGGTCCATGCCTGCGAACAACCTAATGCCGGACAGCAACTTCGCAGACGGAGTGATCCAGAACTGGGC